GCATACTGGCTGTTGACAAGAACGGACTACTGCATCCCAGCAGAGTTACCCGTCTGTATAATAATGGTGTACAGCCCGTTTATGAGTACAGCTTTAGGAAGCTGGCCAGTCGTGAGTTTGTACGCGTGAGGGCAACAAAGGCGCATAAGCTCCTGGCTAGGGTGTGGCATAACGCCAAAAAGCCTATACGTGGGCGCGTATTAGGGCCCGCCGGACTTACACCATTATCCGAAGTAAGCATCTGTAAGAATCATGACGATAATGATTATGTAGCCAGTCTGCCTTCCGGATTATTCGGATCTGACTATGGAAATGATTTTCCTCTGGCGTTACTGGCTGGGATGCTAGTGGGCGACGGGTGTACCACGGCAAGTATGGAGGGTTCTATAGAATTTTCTTGTGCTGACCCTGTCCTTATAGCGGATACCCGTGATTACATAGCAGGTTTCGGACTGGAGCTACATAAGACAGCAAGCGCTAATTTTACGTGGACACTCCGAATGCTAGATGGGGTGGCTAATGAGTGGGTAACCGCGGTGGATGGCCGTAAGATATGTAATAAGGCCCGCTGTACATTGTGGGATATGTATGGAGGTAAGTATGCCCACCAGAAGGATATACCATCCGGCATATGGGGCTGGTCCCAGAAATCATGCGCCGCATTTATAGCCGGGTATACCGCTACAGATGGTTGTGTTTGCACACCCAATAAAGGACGTGGATGGATTTCATATGGTAGCACATCACTTAGCTTATTACAGGGCGTACGTGATTTACTTGCTATTCGCTTCGGGGTGTGGGCAAATCCGATATCGGATCCTACAACAAAAGGACGAGTTAATGCGCTTTATACCTTTAGCATAACGCATAATGAGTCATTACGTAGATTTAAAGAAAGTATTCCCTTAGTAGGGATAAAGAGATACCGGCTTGCGGCGATGGATGTTGAACCTATAAAGAATAGGTCTTCAAGCGCGGGTTGTCGCGTAAATTCATGTAAGTACGTAGGTGAAATGGCCACCATGGATATAGAGGTGGAGCACCCGGATCATATGTTTCTACTGGCCAATGGATTGATCTCCAGTAATAGCACCAAAACAGGAACGGCAAAGGGTGGATACCTAGGTAAGCTATTATCGTCTGCGGCCATGGAAGTAATCATTACCGGAGATGACTGCGCTACTGAGCATGGTATCCCGGTTAAGCCGGATGACCCTGATAATATCGGCGGTGTACTGGCACGCAAGGCCGGGCCGTTCTCTGCTGGAACTGTGCTTACAAAACAAGCTATCGCTGAATTGTCAAAACAGGGTATAGACGAGATCGTTCTACGTTCCCCTATAACCTGTGGTCAGGGCAAGGGTATCTGCCAGCAGTGTGCAGGTAAGCGCGAGCAGGGTGGGTTCCCGCCTATCGGATATCATCTTGGTGCAGTAGCAGCTTCGGCTATGGCGGAGCAGGTAGCCCAACAGGCACTGAACTGCTGGGGCGAGGGTACGCTTGTGCTTATGGGTGACTGGTCCCGTAAGGCGATTGAAGATATTGTGGTGGGTGATGTGGTTATGGGTGCAGACATATCCGGAAAAATTAGTCCTGTACCGGTTACAGCCACATTCGATAATGGGGTGCGCGAATGTGTTCGTACTACGTTCGTTAAAAACGGATGTCCACACAAATCAGAGAGTGTGTCAGTAGTAAGCACGCTGGATCATAAGTTCCTTGTAGCACGTAGGGTGTCGAATCAGACCGATGCAGTAAACAACTTCAAGCCCAGGATACTTCCTATAGGTACCGCATCCAAGTATTTCTACGCAATTCCACCTAGTAGCTATGTAGGGTCCGGCGTGTACGAGCCGTTATCACTTCTAGTAGGAACACTATTAGGCGATGGGTGTTACACTGAGGCTGTAAATGGTGTTCATATTTCCTGTGCGGATGTTACACAGATTGAGGCTATTTCGGCGGATGTAGAACACATGGGTCTGTGGCTAACAAAGCTAGATGGGCATGATTATTATTATAGAGTTGGTGGTGACGCACGTAAAAACATCGTTAAGCAGTGGCTAATATCAAACGGATGCTACGGTAAGTACGCACACGAAAAGACTATACCCTCGGTTGTAGATACCTGGGATAACACATCTGTAGCCAGGTTGTTAGCCGGCCTGTTTGTAACGGACGGATCTATCTATGACAGTGGTAATGGTAAGCCGGGCCTGGCGCTGGCATCAACTAGTGCTATGTTATTGGAGTCCGCTCGCCGTTTACTCTTATTTAGGTTTGGAATATTGACGTCGTCTGTAACATGTACAGGTAGGGTTGGCACACCTATACGATCCTCTGAGTTTGGGGATAGGTATGTTAGGATGCACGATGGATATCAGTTTACAATTACCTCATTCCCGGCAGTTTCTAGATTTAAAGCATGTGTACCACTTTTTGGCGTTAAGAAGACTAGGCTAGATAATGCAATAGCTAGCTACACCCCTAAAACGTCACCTTCAGCTACCGCAAACTTTGGAGCTTTTAAACGCATAAAGCAAGAAAGCGTAGGCCTTGTTAACACGTACGACATTGAGGTAGCTAACGCAGATCACTTATTTATGTTGGCGAACGGGCTGTGTGGAAGCAACTCAAAACACAGCGGTAAGAAACACCAAGGCCAAGGCTTCAGTGGATTCGAGGTTATTAAGAACTTGGCCACCGCACCAGAGACATACCCGGATCGTTCAGCTATTGCAAATATTGACGGAAAAGTGGAAAAGGTTGAAGACGCTCCCCAGGGCGGAACCAACATCTACATTAACGGAGAAGTGCATCACGCCCTCCCTGATATGGACGTATTTGTTAAGCCGGGTGACGACGTAGAAGCTGGCGACATTCTTAGTAACGGGGTAGCTAACCCGGCTGATATCGTACGGCTTAAAGGACTAGGCGAAGGCCGCAGATACTTTGCAGACCGGTTCACCAAGGCGTTCAGAGACTCTGGCCTAGGTATTAATCGGAGAAACGCGGAAGCTATCAGTACCGCACTAGTCAACCATGTAACGATTGACGATGAGGATGGCGAAGGCGACAACCTTGTGGGCGATACCGTACACTACTCCTCATGGGCTAAATCATACAAGCCAAGGCCTGACAGTGTAGACACCCCAGTACAGAAAGCAGTGGGTCAATACATGGACGGCCCGGCCTTGCATTACAGTGTAGGCACCCGTATAACCCCTAGCATTGCTAAGAGGTTGACCAAGCACGGCTACACAAACGTGATGTCTAATATCAAGCCTGTTAGTGTTACGCCCGAGTTCAAGAGTGTGGTTAAGACACCCGAGTTCATGGATGACTGGATGGCCCGGCTCGGAAGTTCTTATCTAGAAACCCGTCTGATTAAGGACGTACAGCTTGGTTCTGAGTCTGATGCCCATAGCCTTAATCCCATACCCGGCCTGGCCAAGACCACCGAATTCGGGTCACCGCCTAAGGGATCAATAGGGCCGTACTAGTATGACCGATAAAAACAGACGTATAATTTCGCTTCTGCTGCGTGCCAAGGCAGCGGGGGATACCAGGACATGGGACCGTAAGGCCGGGCTCAGCAGAGAGGCTATACGTAGCGCTCCTGGCGATTTCGAGGAAGACAGTCGTAGCGGGCACATCGTCGGAATGACTCACACCCCTACAGGATTTCGCTTTCATTTACCGGAAGATCAGTTAAGATCAGTAAGAATTAATAAGGAGCAGAATATGAACACGAGTATGAAAGCCGGGTGTTTCTCGGTGTATAAGCAGGCGGGGTTACCGAAGGAGCTGTGGGAGCCTATGTTTGAGGCCGCCGTTAAACAGGCCGGACTTAAGGATGTGGCCACTAATGTGTGGGGCAAGGTTAAACAGTTCGGAAAGTTCATGGCGGGTAATCCTGCCGAGTTCGGTCCCGACAAAGCGGAACGGAGTGGCATGGCTAAGGCTCTGGCTAAGAAAGGCCCGGCCCCCAGCAACGTGTCCACTAACAAACCGGTAGCTAAAGCAAAGTAGGTTTACATGATTATCACAACCGCATACGAACTGGAGCAGGAAGTGGTGATTAAAGCCACGGGTCAGGTGGGGTTGGTATCGGCTATACTCTACAACCGGAATCTTGAGTACCAGCTTGTGTTCTGGGACAAAGGGGTCCGGAGGCAGGAGTGGGTGAGGGAAGCTGAGGTTGGAGAAGTGCCTGCGCCTAAGCCTGAGTGTGGGTTCAAATCAGTAGCTATTTCAGGGTAGGGGTAGGGGGTATGTATTATACACCCCCCTTAAGGGGGTGTGTATAATACACCTTAACCCCGTACAATTTTTAAAATAAGAAGAATACAGAGACCTAGACAATGTGTTGACACCGGGGTGTAACCGGTGCTAAACTTTCCCAAGCTTTTATTACACACAGGAGTAGCCCATGTCTTTACTTGACCAGATCAGCCTCACCCACAAAGAAGCCGGAGTAGAACGCCCGGACCAGACCCAGATGGAGTCTGACTTCTCTCAGATGGCCTTCCAGTTCGTCCAGGATCGCGCCGCGGACCTGGGGCCGTATATGTTAGGGTTCGAGGTCGTGGAACGCGATGACGACGGTTCTAAGGTGTGCGGCGTGTTCGGCTATAAGATCGGCAAGGCCTATTATCTGGTACCCGTGTTTTTCATCAATGGCCAGATCAAGGGCATAAACAGCATCTACTCCAAGGACAGTAACACGTTCTCGCCGCTTACCCAGGGGTATATCGATAAGCTTACAAGTAAGGACACCATCGAGCTAGGCAAGCAGATCAACCGTACCGATGCTTATCGTCGCTTCGAGAACCCCAGCCTTGGCTTCTTTAAGACGCCATACAGCAAGGTCGCCGGAGTATCCGAACTCGGCCAGATGTGGAAAGCTGCATCGGTTGAGGCACTTAAAATCCTCGAGGACGATGTGTCCGGCCGTGAGTTCGCTAATCTTTTGCTTACTGTCAAAGGGGCTGAGTTCCCTGAATATGATCGCGAAACCAGCCCGGTACGAAACCTGATTAAGAATCTCGGGCCTAAAGCCAACGAGCGCCTACTGCACAAATGTGCCACCGACGCTGGTTTCGCTTCCGCTGTTGCAACTGTGTACGGGGAGCCTACGGCACTGTCAGTGCCCATGGGTGAGTACAACGACAAGTGTGCTGAGTTCCTGCCGGTCAAGAAGGCTAGCGCCGGCAAGATCTCGATTATTACAGAAGCCAAAGACGGTGGCGGTATTTCCGAGGACGATAAGGCCCGCATCATCCGTACCGGATTCACGCTGAAGGATGAGCGTACTGATGATGAGGTTTCTAAGCTTTATGACGTGAACTTTATGAAGCGTATCACCAACGCCAGCAAACCTGGACGTTATTCCATGCTGATGCGTAGCGGTGACTTCACGGAGGCCTGGATTCTGCAGCCATTCAGCATCGACCGCCGTAACGAGTGGATGGCTGTTGAGCCGTCTAAGAAATTCACCTACATGTCAAAGACCAGCGACTTGTACGTGGATGAGGGTGATCCCAAGGATTCTGACTTCTTCGAAAAGGCCAAGGACGTTGACTCTGTTAAGGTCGGTAACAAGTATCTGTTTGTGAACGAAAAGGGTAACTTCTTGGGGCCTGTAGAGATTGAGGCTGTTATATCCGAACCCAACGAGCGTACGCGGCTTCGTATCTATTGGCCCTACTGTGGGCACGGTAACTCAAACCACTCCTCCTCATGGGAAGATAGTTATCCGATTCCGTATACACACCCACAAGCATCTGCACACCGCCGTGATTACATTCTTTTGAATCCTGACCTGGAAGGCCTACCTACGCTGGTGCTGGAGGACGGTATCAACATGCCAGCTAAGGGTATTAAGGTTATCGAACTTCCGGAAGTGGCGGGCGAGCTTAAGGATGAGGCGGACGTTTTCCACGCCGGAAGCATGCTTAACATGAAAGATGTAATGTACAAGGCCGGAGCCTGTAAGGTTGCTGCCGTGTGTGATTACGGAATGCCTGACCACTATAAACTGGTTCGGGACGATCGTTTCAGTTCTGAGGCTGTAAGCTATAAGCAAGCATGTACAGCGTTAGTGTTTGGTTTTGGGTTAAGCCTAGACGACGCAGACGTTATGCTGAAAGAAGCACGCGCTGAAAACCGTAGCGAGCGTATCGTACGGGTCAAGTATGCACAGCAGATGCCTGGTTACAACGCCGAGCAGGATGTTGCTATGCCGCAGGTCGTGTTCCCGGAGACTACTGGAGCAGACCCCTATGCTGAAACCATGATGCAGTCGCCTATGCAGGCTGAGGTACAGGGCAGTCAGCCTAACTACCTTCCTCCTAATGATCCGTACCGTAAAGGCCACAACGACCGTAACTTTGACCAGGGTATCGCCCCAGCCCGACGCCGAGGCTTTTGACTTAGCAGCACAGGCTGCACAGAACGGGCAGAAGACCGTGTTCGACCACGCTGGTATCGCCGGCCTGGCCAAGCTTTACGACATCAACTCGGTAATCGACTCCTATGTACCTGAGATGAATAAGTCTTTGGACCGTATCGGTAGGATGCTGTTCATGTTTCACTGGAAGAATGAAGACTTTGCAGATCGGTTCGGTGTAGACTCCATGCCTGAGATGGAGGACACACTTACCTCTATCTACAAATCCTACGGGGATCTTATCTTGAAGCTGCGTGAGCGCAGCATCGATCCTACGGATACCTCGACCTTTAATTAATACAGGTAAAGCCAGGCCGGGCCGCTGTTCAACGACAGCGGCCGGCTACTATTATGCAGATCAAGGCGAAAAACAAAGCCGATGTAATTATAGATACCCCACTAGATGATCCAACACAGTACAGCCCTAGGTGGCGTCATCAGATAGCGGAGCTATTTGTTGCAGATTCTAAGTTCAAACTCCCTAACTTCTACAAGGAATACCAGAAGGATGAGTACATACGGAAGCAAGCGGAGTATCTTAAGGCTGTTAAAGAGGACAAGGTAACCAAAGAGCAGGACGCCTATCGGTATGCTCATAGGTGGTCGCTACAGAAGACACACTCGAACTCTAAGTATAAGATAGAGCCATTGCTTCTTACGCCCGTAAGCACTACTACGATAGCTAAGGCTATGTCAGGCAAGGCGCTTTCGAAAGATCCTTTTGAGATGTACGAGCGCCTCTACTTCAACATCCGGGATGAGAACTGGGACCTAAACTCTAGTTGTCACTTACGTATGTACTTTGCTTTGCCTAACGAGGCTAAGGTAACTAGGGACACAGATATACCCGAGCTATGGAAGGTTGTGGGCGTACAGGGCGGTTATATGGGATTGTGCAGGTTGTGGGTATGGCACTCTGCGCCTGACGTAGAGGATTTCGACAGCCGTTACCTGGCACAGGAGGCCTGGCGTACCGCGCAGGCTACCATGCTGGAGCGTATCGTTAAGGGCCAGATGAAGGACTTCGACCTTATTAACTGGGCCGGTAAGTTCACAGAGAGTGAGCGTCTTCGTAATGAAACCAACGGCACCGATACCGGAGCTAATAAGATGGCTACTATGCTTTTGGACGTCTTAAGCCATGCCGCGCCAGAGGTGTTAAAGGTTAGCAAGACTGTAGACGAGTTGGCGGCTATTAATGCTAAGCTTGAGGAGCGCCGTAAAGCGGTAGTTCTTAAGCCAAGTGAGTTAGCCACAGGGGATGAGATTGGGAAAATTAGTGTACAGGACCTTATACGGCAGCGTGTTAACTAAAATAAAAGTAAAATCCACTTGCCTAAAACGTAGTTAGCGTCAATAATACACTACAACTATTCTTAAGGACAACTATGAGTGTTAGAAACTGCAAGCGTATCTATGTAAAGCTGACCACAGATGGTGACTACATCACGATCTGGCAGCCCGTGTTCGGAGGGGCCAACGGGTTAGAGACTGTTGTGCAGACCGGTCTTACCTCTAAAACCTTCATGGACGGTCTTACCATAACTGAAGACGAGGCTGTAGTTCAAGAAGGTGTGTCTACTTATGTAAAGACCTCCGTAGATGATGTTACTGTCACAAATGGTACGTTAACTGCGGGTGCTGTTATTACCGAGGCTCCTTTTGTGGGATGGCGTTTACTGGCAGACGCAGAGGATAATCCGGGGTTTACCACGGCTAGCCCCTTAATTGTAGGCGGAGGCGAGGGGGTTTAATATGGCAAACT